CCGTACTTCTTAGCAATGTTGATTGCCTTTTCTTTTCTGCTCTCTGGTTCTTTATCCAAGAACGCTGCTAGCCATTCTACTGGATAATATGCAAATAGGAAAGCGCACTGATCAGACAACACACTATAGGAAACAGCATGAGACTTGTTAAAACCGTAACCTGACAAGTATTCAAAGTTATTCCATAAAGTTTGCGCGCTATCCTTATCAATTCCTTTCTCTTCACATCCTGCGATGAACTTGTTGTAAAACTTTCTCTTTGCATCGTTTCCCTTTCCTGTTCCTTTCTTTGTTAAAAGCTTGCGTAGTTTATTTCCCTCGTCCAAAGACAGATCCTTGCCCAATGTGTGGGCAATCTTAGCGATCTGTTCTTGGAAGATCAGGAAACCATATGTTTCCTCCGTAATCTCCCGCACCTCATCCGTAAGATACGAAATACGATGTGGGTGCTCTCGCGCCTCCATAAAATCATCATGCACGTTAGCCGCTAGCGGCCCAGGACGGAAGATGGAAGTAACAGCGGAAATATCAATAATGTTTCTCGGCTTTACTCTCCGACAGAACTTCTGCGAACCTGGCTCTGTAAACTGGAAAATACCAGCCCACTTGCCGGCATGGAAGATCTCTTCATACACCTTCTGATCATCCAAGTTAATAACATCTGGATGTATGTTGTTGTTATAATATGCCTTCACGTCTTCAAACGTAGGCTCTGCGACATTGTGATGGCGCTTCAAGATATGACGGATGCACTCCTCAATCATCTTAAGCGTGGATAGCCCCAAGATATCGAATTTGATGAAGCCCATCGGCTCCAGGTGTCGGACGTTCTGTCCTTCGGACCATGGTGTCTGTCGCACCCCGCCAGAGTTAATCAGCGGCATGTAACGGTCTAGATTCTCCGCGACCACAACGCCACCAGCGTGACGGGAGCAAGAGCGAACCTGCCCAACCAATGCCTCAACGTGCGTCTTAACTTCCGGGTAGGCACTTAAAAACTCCTGAAGAGAAGAACTAAATTCCATTACCTCTTCCCACGTCGGAGCGTACACACCAGACTTAATACCGTGCCGGCGCTTTGCTTCAGGCGTAGCCTCGTAAATCATCTTGCTTGTTACGTTATTAACTTCAGCGAAGGGAATACCATACAACTTTGAAATGTCTTTGATTAGTGAACGCAACTGCAGTGTGTTCCAATTCGAGATAGGAGCAACGGTATCTTCGCCCCACTCTTCAATCAGCGCTTCCTTCAACGCCATCGGATCTGCTACATCATAATCGATATCTGGGTAGTCTGTCGCATCTGCTCGAAGGAAGCGCGAAAAGAGTAAGTCATACTTGATTGGGTCAATCTGTGTGATGTTCAATGCATAAGCTACCAGCGAACCAGCAGCAGAACCACGACCAGGACTAGTAAGCATTGAACTCAAAGCACGATCAGAGATCGCCTTCATTGTAAGAAAATACTTAGAGAAGCCCCGATCATCAATAACCTTCAGTTCGTGCTTTAAGCGACTAAGATACTCGTTGTTGTAAAGGAAACCCAACTCCTTCAGGCCATCCATAGAAAGCTTTACCAACGCGTTGGTAGCTGTCATCCCTGCCGGTACCACAAAGTCAGGTAATCTAACAGTATTATCCGGCAAGAAAGCATCGATGCGCTCATGAGCAATTCGATATGTTTCTGTGATAGAATTTAAAACCAACTCGTCATCGTAATCGTACTCTTCAGAGTATTGTTTATAGGAATCCCACATTTGATTTCCGTTCTTGGGATACAGTTCATAGCCGATCTCTTCTACGCCTGCAGGCAAGTCCGTACTTTCAGCCCACTTTGGCGTTCCCTTGCCAAGCCAACCGAGACGCTTGTAAAGCTCGCGATCCTTCCAAGCGTCAGGGTTGGGGTAATGGCTATCGGCTGTTGATATCAGCCCAATGTCAAATTCTTTAGCAGTCTGAATAATATATTGATTCAGTTGATGTTGTTCCTTAATGTTATTCCATTGAAGCTCTGCGTACCAGCGATCTCCAAAGATATCAGTCATACGCTTACTTGTTTCGCGCATTGCGCCCAATACAGCTTCATCGCCTTCTTCGCGGTTCTCCCAGAAGTTACCAGCATAGACGCCGCCCAGACAAGCAGAGGCAGCAATGATGCCTTCTCCATACTTCTCCAACAGTGCGTAATCCACGCGAGGATACCGATAAAAATTCTCGGCTTTATAGCTCTCGGAGATTAATTTAAAGAGGTTATTTAAGCCCTCCTGGTTCATCGCTAACAGGACCAAATGTCTACGCCTACGCAGGATATCCTGTGTCTTTTTGCTAGCATCCTCGTCCTCTACAGTGGCCCCTGACGCCTTGTCTGCCTTGATGGCACGTGCCTTCTTCTTGTCTTCCATTGCCTTCGCATACTCTTCATGCCACTCATCGAGTGATGGGATAAAATATGCTTCGCAACCAAAGATGGGCTTGAAGTTCTTGCCCTCGGCTTGCATCTTTCTAGCATGTAATACCTGATACGCTAGCCCGTTCATATTACCATGATCTGTAAGCGCCAAAGCATCACATCCATTCTCATACGCAAAATCCATATGCGCCTGTGGATATCCAATGGCATCAAAAATAGAACCAGCAACGCTATGGGCGTGCAAACCAACAAATTTAATCTCTTTCATTTCTCAACCTCATATGCTATTTTACTATGTTTATGTGTTTGTGTCAAGCCTTCTTCTGGCTTTTTAATATTATTTTCTGAGCCTAAAAACTCACAGTATTCTCGCCACTTAGAGAGATCATAGAACCACTCCAATTCAAGCTGCGTGGCGTTCTCCTCCTCAACCTCTCCAAATACATCTTTAAAATCAAAATGCCTCGCTGACCACCGCTCTTCTAGTGGTAACTTCTCTGATGGCATTTCACCGGGAGGAGGATTAATAAATGTCCTAGTTGTCTTTTTGTTTACTGCGTTGCGGCAGGCCTTAAAATCTTTTCCAAACATAGTGAAGGCAAGCGGTACGTTGTCTTTTACTGTCTTGCCATCGTGTGTTAGGAAAAAGTTTTCTTTCATACTGGAGATTTGAATCCTGTGCTCTCTCAAATTATAAATGTCATACGCTGACATAGGGAAGGTAATATAATACTTATCTGGGAGAAGCCATTTTGATATTTTATATGCCACCTTCCAAGCGGCTAATATGCCGTATAAAGCTCCCCACCCATAAGAGTCGCGGCGACCGCGATCTTTAGGATGAATCGGCACATAGTAAATAGGAATTTCTTTGCGAACGCCTTGATAAAATTTAGTAAATTTTCGAGAATAATATACAGGATCGTACACCCACTCCCCCACTCTCTTTCTAACAATCGGAGCCAAATCATCGTTGGCAACAATCCAGATGGTTTGACAGCCAGCGATAGCGCACTCGAATACTGCCTTTTGAATAGCTGTGTAACCAGCCTCCACAGGCATCATCACAGCAGGGATATCCATATCGAAATCTGTCTTAAGATTTGCTACTGGAATGATGCCTGCCAAATGAGAATGGCGGGGAATAGTCGTCAAAAATACCTCAAAAATCTATCGTAGGCCATACTAGCCGAATGTAGATCTCTGAGTAGATCTTCTTCACTAAGTTTTGGTAACTCGATAGAATCCTGCCCTTCCCACGACGGATCTTTCTCTTTGCGCTTTGTCCTTGCGATAGATGTTGTTCTAAATTTATAATATTTTGGTTTGCCATTTGGTCCGTACCCATTAAATACTCCTTTCATACCTAGGGTTTCCATTTCGGAAATTAGTTTAAATCGCGCCATTGTTTCGGAAAAATCAAAATCGAGTAAATCTTCTTCCTTGATTCTCGAAACGACGCATGCATCCTTTACGGGTGTGTTTCCATCAATCCTATCAGAAGGATAAAACCACACCTCGTTAACGAAGTCATCTTCTAGTTTGATGTAATCAACATCATGCTTCCCTCCTCGATTGAATGCTATCCAATCATAACATATATAATCTGATTTCGCAAGTGTTTTCTCTTTCATTCCCGAACAATTTTGATCTCCGAAAAAATAGCAAGTTTCAAAATTTATTTGGGCGATTTTTGCGTACTCATTCGAACATACGACTTTATTCTCCTGTAATCTCATACTTTTACATAAGTTGGAAAAAAGAACTTTTCCATCGAGAGATAAGAAGAAAAGAAGACGTTCCCATAGAGTTTCCTTGGGTATCCCAAAAGTCAAAATCTCGCCAAATGCTTGGAAAAAATTTTCAGCGTTTTCTAGTTTTAGGGAAGAAAAATCTAAATCAGGCCTGAAGTAGTCGAATCGAAACGGGCGCTCTGGCTCCGAGAACACTATCGGAAGACGTTTGTTAAAAGCAAACAACACAGCCTTCAAGCTGCTTCCAATAACTATTTCATCATACTCAAAAACAAAACTCAATTAAGTTTCCTTAAATGTCTATTATCATAGCCACCGTTTTCCCAATCGGGATTCATTATATGCATATACTGAGGGTAATGTTTCCATCCTAGCGAATGCCCTAATTCATGTTCTAAAACCCTAGGGCGATTAACATCTTTCTGTCTAATAATTATTTTTGCCCTCACAATGTTGCCGGTTGTTGTGTTTATCGATGTGCTTGTTAGCGCCAAAAAATCATCATCTAAATCTTGGTTGGCGCCAGTTATTATTATGCCACTACCATGATCTATACCAAAACACTCAAGCGAATCATAATCATATAATACATCATGGAATTCATATCCGATATTGCGCCAGTATGCCATGGCTATTTGTACCCTTGTGTGGGATATATTTAACTCTTTACAAATTTTCACTACCGGTGGTACTTTCCAGACGCCTGATTGTTTGGGCTTTCCAAGCGCAAATATTTCATATGGCTCAGCCGTATAATAAAAATGTAAAGGATAACTACCTACGTTTACACATGTAAACAACAGCAATAGGAATAACATATTAATACATAGTTATTCTTCTTCGTTCTCAACCTCGTCTAAAAGTGTTTTAATGTCTAGGCCAGCACAATCTATTTTTCTCTTGCTAATGTGATAGTGACTAACAAATCCGCTGAATTTGCCATACGGAACGTCTTGTTCATATTTTGTTGATGTTTTACCAAATTGTCCCAATGGCGTTTCATAAGGTATTTCTGCAGCGCCATGAATTGCTTTCCACAGCGCCTTTAGCGCCTCAATCTGTGCGGGATAAAAATCTAAAAATGGTTTAAGTTTGCTTCCATGGACCCAAGCACTATCTACAAGGGCGCGCTCTCCAAATCCTCTCTTTACGTAAGTTTCCTGATATTTTGGGTAGTATGCGTTTGAAATCTCAACACCTACAGATGCACGATTTGTTCGCGACGAACCGGCGTGAAATGCTGCGTGCTGCATGTCTAAAGTTTGATAAATAGTGCCATCATTATCAATCAAAAAATGCACAGAGATTCCACGCTTGCCAAGCACTCTAGCGCAAGAGGCAGCAGACAAACAAACATCCCAGTGATTTACAAAGTAACGAATTTTTCGTTGTGGCCTTCCGGTATAGTCATAATAATGGCCCATGTCGGCCTTGAAACCGCCTCTTTCTGACCATAAAACAACTTTATCCCACTTGATAGGAAAGCAATTGCCGTTGTATACAATGTAATTAGAGTATTTTGGATCATCTGGTTTATGCTCATCAATCTCTGCTTGTCTTTCTGTCCATAAGCGACGAAATGTCATTGGTCCGCATAAGCCATCGGCCGATAGTTCTCGATCCTTTTGCCACTTTTTGATAGCTCTAACTAGCTTATCGTCAAAATATTTCTCACCAAACCAAGTTGGATCCCATCCAAGCTTCTTAGCCGATGATTCGTTATAAAAATCTTTGTCCATTAATGTATTCCTTATAATATTCCTATAATGTAATTATCTAGGATTACATTATATCTACTTCCGTCCACGTTTATTTCTTCCATCATAGATTTATCAATAACTATCATAGAATGTTCTCCAAGTTTAGAGCGCGCTGATAGAATGTTCTTAAATCTAACATCGTCTGCCCAATCAATTACCGAAACAATCGCGTGTCTTTCTTCGGCCGGCTTAAAACTCTCTGGGAGCACAATGCCGCTAGCAGTTTCTGCTTGTTTTTGCTGTGTTTCCACTAGTACGTATCGATTAACAGGCTTAAACAATGCCCACCTCACCTTCTATGAGCCTTTTGTGTGTCTTGAACTCGCTTTCTGTTAAGAAAAGATCTTCGCGACAAGTGCAATGTTTACAATACATTGTGATGTTTACTTTTCCCCCCACCATGGCGCGAATCTGTCCTGTGGGCGCCCAATAACACTCTTGTTGACATTTTCCTATTGTTTTTATTCTCTTCTGATCGAAGAGATGGTTGAAATTCATCTATACCTCCTATTAAATAGTACATGAATCATTTGTACAAAACTTTGTTCCGCTTCCCCCCTCTTCGTCTTGGATGCGTTGAATCGGTTTTATATTTTTTATCATCTTTTTATAAGTCTTTTTATCAATTGCCTCATAGGGAGCTTGCTTATAACCAGTTTCTTTATATCTCAAAAATGACACAGCTTTGAGACGTGTCTCGTACATCTCTAAAGCATCTTTAATTTGATGAGCCTCGTCATCATTAAAAGTTACAGTAATAGAAACAGAATTATCCGCCCAATAATGCTGGTACTGAGCAGCAATTTCCAACTGTTCCCACATACTTACTCCTTTCTTACCTTTCAAAAAATACGGCTCGTGAATTGGAAATTCCACCACTTTAGTCTTAGGAGAATATTCATCATCTTCGATAATATAACCAGCTTTTTCCAATGCTTCCAACAACCCCGATTGATTAGAGAAACGAATACGACGAATATAATACTCGCTTTCTGGAAAGTGGATTCCTGGCGTAGAGCCGTTCAACAAAGAAACAGTCCCAGAAGGCTTAATAGAAGTGGTGCGCACAGACTTTGGTATACAAAGCCAATTAGAATATTCTTCGTCTAAATCAGCAACGTGTTGATAAGCCTTATCGCACCATTCATACATTTCTCTTCTTCCAAACTTATTAAAAGCCTGAACAACTCCCGATTGAGAAAGTCCAATTCTTCTGTTCTTCAGCATCTTTGCATTTGTCTCTGGCCACTGTGTATTTGTAAGCGTGACAGTCTTGCCATAAAGATATGCAATTTTAAGAGTTTTTAAATAATCTTCATAAGAATCATGTTTAGCTGGATAAGTTTCAACTAAACAACACAGTTCGCCATCCTCTAGCTGTTGTTCAACACAAGGATTAAAACCAGCAACATTAATATCATCATATCTTTCAGGATCTTTGAATCTACCACGAGTACGAGCATTGTTAAGCCAAATGTATCCAGGTTCGCCGTTCTTTTGGCTTTGCTCTGCGTGCCATGTATAATCCATTCCTACTTCTGCAACAAAAGAATTGTTAGAGCCCCAACGATGATGATATAGTTTTTCTTGATCATTTTTCATCTGTAAATAATGCATATCATCGTGGGTGCCCATTGCTAACGCTGCAGAGCGACGAACGTTTCCAGCTACAACACAACGACCAATTAAATTCTCAACATCAACAATGTCAACTGAAGTAATAGATTCTCCTATTTTATCTGAAAATAATTCATTAAGATTTTCGTGCAATTCTTTAAGTGGGCCCGCACCACTAGACGTGCCTCCAAAACCCTTAATAAGGGCCCCTTCTGGCCGGATTGCCGAATAATCAAATTTTGGCACCTTACCGCCAAAGAAAAATCCATCCAAAAGAAGATGAACAGAATCGACCCAGCCCTCGCGAGAATCGTCAATCACTAACGTGTCATTTGTATAGTGGGGTTCTTCAATGGTTACAGTGCCTGCGCCAGAGGTATCAAAACCTACGCCAATCCCGACCATTAAAGCATCCATCATCCAAGAGAACAAATATCCCCCCTTAGAAGAAAGTTCTTTGGTGGAACGAAAAGCACAATTAAAAAGTCCAGCGCCAGTCTTTTCCTCCACAAACTTAGTTCCCATCATCCATAAGCCACGACCTGGAGGCGTCCACTTAAGGTTAAATAAACGATCATACGCTTCTTTGGCGGTTCTTTGTGCTTTCGAATCGTTCCATTCCAAACCACTGTCCACCACGTGTTGTTTCTGCATATTAAACATGCCCTCAACAACACGTCGGCATGTTTGCCACCATTCTTCTGTGCCTGTAGCATCTGAATCAAATTCGTTTAAACGCCTAGCATAAGTACGCTTAAAAGTAACATATCCCAAGGGGCCCCATGGCACCTCTTGGGTTCTATATGGATCGATAAACACATCTGATAAGCGAAATCTACGAATATTTTGCGAAGTTCTCATAAACTATTTTCTCCTTTTTCTGAACTTTTCATATCTTTGTTGTAATACTTGTTGTTGTTTTTTAGGATCAAGGGCTACAGGATTCAATGGAATTTGTGGCGCCACAATCTTTGGGGCGATCTTAATATTCACGTTAGAAGTGTCCATAAAAATATTGTATACAATACCATCTGGGCCATTTCTGTTTTTGGCGATAAAAAGCTTTCCCTGTTTCTTTTGTTTGTCCTCGATTGTACGAGAGATGGAAAAAATAAAATCAGCTACAAAACATTTATTGAAAGCTTCCGAAATTTGTTCCATTGTAATCACTTCTGCGTTTAACCCAGACCTATTTGTTTGAGAAGCCGTCCATAGCGCACACTTAAATTCAGAAGCAATCGCTCTAAGCTCTTCATAAATAGATTCCAATTCGTTTCTTTTCTCTTTTCTAATGACAACAGGCCTTAACAAATCAGCGTAGTCCACAATGATCATACCAGGCTTTATTCCTCTTTTAATTAACCGAGAAAGATGAGCACGAATTGTGTTAGTTGACGCCGATTTAGTGGGGTATTCTTTCACAATTAGTTTACCATCAATCTGACTAATTTGTTTATAAATATCTTCTTTAAAATTAGGTAAATTTGAGAGAGGATAACCAGTAATACAACTATCATAGCGATTGCCAATAACAGTGTCAGGTAACTCAAGGGTGTAATGAACTACTACCTTTTTTTCTTTAAGCGCCTGCACACCAAGATGAACAAGTACCATTGACTTGCCGGCACCTGTAGGGGCTATAACAACCCCCATCTCCTTTTGTCCCAATCCGCCGCCGCATAGACCATCAATATCTTTCCAGCCAGTCGTAACGGGACGACGGTGCTTTGGTTTATATCGATCTTCAAAATCCAGAAGGAAATCATGTCCAAAATCTGTCTCGGAGCCCAATCTTAATGAATCATTAATAACTTTTGAAATCTCATCAAAAGAACATGTTTGTAACAAACCAACAGACTTCATCATGGCTTCTTTAAGGTTCTGTTTTCTACAAAAATCTAATGAAGCTTCTTTGATGTATTCTGTGTCTGTGAGTTCGCTCGTATGTATTTTGGCAAAATAATCGCGTACTTGTTTTTGTATTATTTCATCTTCGCTTTCTAGTTCAGTGCGCAAAATGCTTATGATGGCATTAACAGAGGGGTGTTTGTTGTATTTTTCTCTGTAGGTTATAATTCTTTTTACAAAAACCTGTAGGTATTCTAATTCTAAAAAGTCTATATTAAATACTTCTGTTATCTGATCGGCAAACGGACGATCTTCAAAAATGAGTTGTACTAGTCCCTCTTGGAAAGTTTTACCATACTTTCCAAAACTTGCGCCCTCTCTTATCATTTGTGCCCTCTTTAAATATTATTATATCACGCCGACTCAAAAAGTCAACCACATTCTCTAACGATTTTATTCATATGTGTTTTCAGATCCTCTAGGTTTAGTTCACCAAATCCATCATCGCGCATCATACGAATAATTTCTGTTTTATTAAACGTAAACTCAAAGTTCTCAACAGCTTCCTTGACTACCATTTTTGACTGAAAAGACATTTGAGGAACATATAGCTGCATCATTTTATAATTATGCTCAATTAATCCCTTTCCCTCTATGATATTGGGAAAAAATCTAAGCTTGCTTTCGGCGTGTTCACAATGTTCTATAACCTCTTCAATTGTATAGGCTTTTTCTTCCGATAAAAACTCAAGCCGTTTTGCAACCGTCGCAAAACCAACACCTTTGATACCCGGAAGGTTATCAGAGGCATCGCCAATAATGGCTCTTGCGAGAGCCATGTTGGTGGGATGTACGCCTGTTTGTTCAATGATGCGACTCTTGTTCAACAACTCTTTCTTCACTGGGCGCATAAGTACAGTTTCATCATCACATAATTGAAAGAAGTCTTTATCATTTGAAACGATAATTTTTTGCCATCCCTTATAATGCGGCATTTGTGTCACGTATGAAATAACATCATCTGCCTCAATCTCTGCTATCATAGTTTGAATGATAGGCATTTCATTTAAGTACTCAATGAGCCTACTTTGTTGCCAAACCTTATTTGTGGTTTCCTCGTCTTCTGATAAATTGTGAAACGCTCGATTCAATCTGATGGGTTTTCTCCCTTCCTTATAATTCTTATCCATGATCTTGCGTTTCATAGAGCCATTGGGGCCGTCCCAACATATAACAACATTATCAGGCTTAGTGTCTCTAACCAATTTCTGGAGGATTCCAATAGAACCCTTTAAACCACCTATGGGCTGTCCATGGGTGGATATGGATGGGTTGACAATATACGCTCTCAGATACATATTCAATGCATCAATAATCAAAACTCTTTTCATTCAATTGCTCCTACAATTTCACTTTCAAAAAACACCTCTGGTGCCTTATCTCCTACACATAAGATTTCATAGGTTTCATCCTTCAAGGTGCCTACAATAAGTCCTATATAATATACAATAGGAGGAGATACGTCGTCTATTATTTTTACTAATTGTCCTACTTCATATTTCATAGTTTATAACTCCCCACAATCTTATCATCAATAGTATATACCACCTTTTTAATACCTACGTGCTTCATAGCAGCGTGGCACATCGAACACGGCTTGCTTAGCCTGTATTCTCCACACTTGCCCACCCTTGCAACATATACAGTTGCGCCGGTTGTAACATTACGATCAAGTCCCAAGATGACACCCAATTCAGCATGTACCGTGGACCTTCCATTGTGGTCTTTTTGAAACCTTTTTCCGAAAGAAGAAAAGTTGTTTTTATTATGTGCTGTGTTTCTAATGGAGCTACCTTTCACCAAGACAGCACCATGTTTATATTCTGGATAAGCTGATTGATTTGCTATTCTTTTAGCCAAAACCATATATCGGCTAACCTTACCTTTATATTTATGGTATCGATCAGCCGATTGTGTATTATACTCTGCGCATTGTCTGGGCTCAGACAAGAAAACCTCCTAAACGTATATCAATTATACTCGTTTAGGAGGCCGAAGTCAAGTGGTTTTCT